AGTCAGTGCGCCAAACGACCAACCTTTAGTAGCCATAAATAACCTTATAAATTTGAAATTTGTTTATCTTGCAAACCAAAACTCCAAATTCTGAAGTTGCAAAATCGGGCATACACAGATTCAGTAGCTGAGGTAGATACGTACATTAGCTCAGTAGTGGCTTTAACAGGTGTAGTTGTTCTGTTGCTCGTTTGAGCCAGAACACCATTAATATATAAACTAAGATTGTTGGCAGTTTTTCTAACAACAACCCTTGTTCTAATGTTCTGGTCAATTGGATTTGATACAAGAGTTGCATCACCAGAATAAAACAGTATACGCCTTTGCCCATCTAATCCAATTCTGCACATACCAAGAGATGAGGAATCACCCACACCAATATGAAATATTTGAGAAGATGAGTTACTACCATTTATAGTTACATCCAACGCCAAAGTAACTTCAGCAGAGCCAGTCAGTAGCTGTGTTGAAACAGTGGCTGAACCACCTTGACCAGACCTTACCCAGAAACCACCACCAGACGTGTCGTAGTAGTCGGAACCAGTGTAATCAAGAGTGCCAGAACCAATATAGATATTCATATCGCCTTGTAACGGCATATAGAATATCGGCGAAGGTGTGGCATAGTCTGGTTCGACTTTAGCTTTTTGGTCTGCAAAAGTCTTTTCAGTTACGATATTGGACTGGTCTGCACCCAACCCAGCAACTGCAACACCAGAGGAGTTTACACCAACAGCACCAGTACCTGAACCAAGATACAAGCCACCACCATCAGAGTATAAACTTATCTTACTGTTACCAGCCGAATCCAAGAGTACCCTACCAGTTGCGAATACTACGTCGCCAGTATAAGTACCACCAGTAATAGGTACAGCACCAACATCAGCAGCAGTAGTTCCATGTGGGTTGTTCTTGTCGTTTACGTGTGTCAAAACCAGATTGCGGTAAGTTGCAACTAAAGCATCAGTCTCTGCTCTGGTGTATGCTCCCAATCGGCCAGGAGTAAGTTTGTGCGGGTTCCCAGAAACATCGGCAATGTGGGCATTTATAGCAGCTGTTATAGTATCAAACTCTGCACGAGTTATCTGCACAGAACTAACTGACCACTGGCTTAGGTTTTTGCTTGGGGCAAGAGTTTTGCTAGGCCCCTGAACTTGTGATACATAGACTTGCTTGTCAAGCTCATCCCAAGCTAGGGAGCCTTTGACGTAATTAATATCACTCCCCCACTCAAAGAACCCACGCTCCGCTTGAGCTAGCAGAGTAGTATCCATCTTGAATTGCAGGAAGTTTAAAACTTGGAATGTTGGAATCTCAGCAATCCAACCTTGGAGGTATTTTGAATCTCCAGGGTCTCGTCTGGTTGCTGTATTTGAACCACCCCACAATCTATTTAGTTTAGGACGTAGCATAATTCACCAATGTAGATTTCTGATATGCAGTCAATCTTGGGTATATTGATATTTTCTGCAAGTGAGTAAACTTTGATTTGGTGGTGTTTACAAGAAACAGTCCCAAGGAGTTATAGTTTGAATCATCATAGTCATAAATCTCAGACGTACGTCCTGAAGAATTATAACCAACTATATACGCAGATGTTTTAGTACCAGTAAAGTTTATCGTATCTCCAGTTAAATTGGAGTTACTAAGAACTAATCCTTTACCAGACTCCCAAACTGCATCTGCTGTTGTTGTTAATGTAACAGGGTAATTCCCAACAAAAGAAAGATAACCGTCATTAACATCAATAACAACTAAAGGTTGTGGTAGTGCAAACTTTGGATTTACAGCCATTGTCAATCTATTAAAGTTGGCAACGGTAGCTACCAAGTAATCTGTAGAACCATCGTTAAAATAGATGTTCCCAACAGTATCAACTGCCAGAGTAAACCCACCTACATGGATTTCAGCACGAGCTGTGGATTTATTCAATCTCAAGTAGATTGTCTTGGCTTCATCAAAGTAAATCTTTTGCAAGAAAGTTACATCACCAGCAAAAGTACCACCACTTGTTGGGAGCGTTCCAAGTTGCTGTACAGTTTCGGAGTGAACCTTTCCTCTTTGTTTTTTATGATACTTTATTGTTTTGGGGTCAGTATCATCATCAAACATTTTAAATACGTCAGCACTCAAGTAACCACCGATATCGGTTATGTTATCTTGGTGTGGGTTATCTGCTGCCAAGTGTTGAGATAGTGCATCTTGCAAAGACTTAACAGCGGCAGAGAAAGAAGCTCCATCAATACCAATGATTGGCAGCCAAACAGAATCAGTCTCTTCTGGAGGTTGGTTTAGTGCGGGAGAAGATGAAATGTTTTTATACAAAACTTCTCCAACTCGCGTTACAGAACCTACAGCATAGGATACAGTTTCATCCCAAGATGGAATCCCTTCCTGCAACAACCACAAAATCTTAGCATCAGTAATCTGATACAAGTAGTTGTCCCACTCATTCGGTGGCTTCTCTGCCTTCCAACCAGTTGTAGCGTATCTGTCAGCTACATAGATTGGGTGTTCTGTATCTGTATCAGGGTCAACTGAAACACCACCAGATGCCCAAAATGTATCATAACGAAAACGTTGTGTCATAGATTGTCCGGTGGGTAGTTAACAGATGAATAAACCAAAGCTATATTACCTGATGAATCAGCTAGTGTTATTGAAACGCCAGCAGGTTTTATATCAGGGAGCATATGAGTAATGAGGACTTTGTCTGCGACGGATAGCTTTTCATGAATAACGAAGTCCATCTTTAATGGGCCTTCTTTTATTTCCATTGGAAGACTACGACCTATGACCAAATCGCAGTAGCTGAGAATATCCTCAATACAGCAATTGGACATGGTTTTAATTATACGGGCACGAATAGCGCCTTTCAATTGTACGTCTGTTCTAACAAAGTCCCCAGATTCTTTATCAGCATCAGAGCGAAGAATACCACCATCAAGAGGTTGTATCCTGTCGTCTCCAGCTGGCTCAGCGCCTGGGTTTGCATAAAACCCGAAGAAGCCAAGTGCAGCAGCACCATAAATTACACGGCCAGCACCAACAAGATATGCTATGTCGTCAACCATGATGCCGAATGAATCAGCCAATCTTCGGTACTTTATTGAATCTGCCATCGCAACTTTAACCTCTGCGAATTCGTCAACAAAGCATTGGATATAAGCTTTTAAATTCGGAGATAGATTGTATTGCGATAACATCATCGCAGTTCCGTGAGTAGCCATTCTTAATCCTTACGCACTTACTTCTGTGAATTTACAGTTTGCAGCAACTAGGTTTGCTCGTTTATCTATATCCAAAGGTATTGTAGCAATGCCAGTTGGGTTTGCTGTTATACCAATGAACAAAGAATCAATCTCAATTCCTGGAGTTGAAGTAACAAGAGGATTGAAGAGATAAGACCAAACAACAGGAGAGCCCGGCTGCAACCCATTTATGTAATTCATTGCCGCTGTTTGTAATGTTGTAATAACATCATTAGATGCCAAGTTAGCACCAGCCATTTTGCGGAATGTACCAGTTACATAAACTGCTTGCGGGGAACTTCGGCTGAATTTGATATCGTGCGGATAACCTTTGCTATCTTTAACAGTGATAACTTCAGAGCCAAATGTTGGAACTCCACCAGCCTTGTTGTCATAGATTCTTTTTGCGATATCATTAAGAGTACCACCATCTACAACTACAAACACAGTACCACTTGGTTGTGCACCAATAGGAGCTCCAGTGTCATTATCTCTGATACGGACATAACTTAAATCCAAATCAGCTAATGCCGAATATATAGCTTCAGTTGTCGAAGTACCACGAGATACAGTTGTTTTATCACGACGAGCACGAAGACTTGGGTCAGCTTCATAAATAACACCAGTACTACCTTCGTCTGGGTTAGTTACAGAAGTCCACCCAGGAATTGGGAAAACAGCTTCGATTGTGTTTATGGTGTTTGGTGCCACATAGAACTCACCAATTGTTAGACACTCGACAGTTACGTCGCCTGGAATTACAGTATCGTTAAGGGTTTTAAATCTTAAACCCGTAGAAGAAGAAGATACAAGACTACCAGCAGGAACCACCGTACCTGTTGTTCCGCTGAGCTGACAGGTAACACGAGTCGGACGGTTGACGTATCTTTTCGCGCCAGTAAGTTCGCATATTGAATCCAGCCCGACACCTTCCATAGCGCCCGGTCGATAAGCATTGAAACCATATTGAGCTTGTTCCCAACAAGAATCAATTTCATCTGCAACCACACCAATGACTTGACCATCTGGAGATTCCGGACTTACATCAAAGGCGGCACCAAACTTAGCTTGGAACTTTGAGTTCAAACTATCAATGATTACAGACAAAGGTTTTCTTACAAACCCATTTGCTGTAACACCATATGTTACTGCTGCCATTGTGCAATCTCGCTTATATCGCCGAAATCAGAAATGGCGACGAAGTTAATACTTAGTGTACGAGCTTTATAATCTGCATCTATATCTATGGAGATAATCTGCCGTACGTGACGTGTGTTTCTGAGGGTGTTTGCAATGGCTGCTTGAATATCACTTGGCCTTACTCTCTTAGAGAATATGGCATCAAACCAAGGAAGACCAAGCGAAGTATCTTGAGACCATTCACCAAGCATTGTCATTAAACGACATTTGCACAGTTGAGCAACCATTGCGGCACCAGTGATTCTAGTAACACCACGACCAATAATTATATCGTGGTTTGAATCTAACATCATATTACCAGACATTACTAACCACCTTTTATCATTGGGCCAACATTGCCACCCTCTGGATTTGAATGAACGTGGTTGTTAACGGCAACACCACCTAAAGTAAGTGTTCCTTGAATGTTAACGTCTCCAGAGATGGAAGAGGTAGCTCCGTCTTTGGTTCCTGATACAGCCATTCCACCTTGAACTGTGAGGGATTTAGTAACTGTTGTGTCTCCATCCAAAACAATCTCCGGCGCTTGAGCAGTGATTTTAGTCGCTGACTTGATTTCAATATCCCCATCCTTTGATACTTTGACAGAGGCATTGCCAGCAATTATGTTGATGGAGTCGCCCAACACAGTTACCCTAACAGACCTATCTTCATTTCTGAGTTCAATTCCTGCCTCAGAGAAACTACTTATAGATTTTGTTAGAGGTTGCAAACCAATAATACACACAGCGGCGTTATGTGAAAACAATTGACTAAACGCTGGTGCAGGTTGTCCATTAATCATGCCAGCGGAATCTTTACCCTCTGCCAGCCAATGTTGTATGCCACGATGCGCAAAGTGTACATAGCATGGTGAACCATCTGGAACACCATGTGTTAATGAAAAGCCACCACCCTGAATGAACTGAACAGGAACTTTTTGCAGACGTTCTTTAGGAACTACTTTATAAGCATCCACAGTGCCAACAAACAAAGTCTCAATTGCCAATTGAACTTCACAAGTTTGGTCTGTGGGATTGAAGTTATAAACAAACCCCGGATAACCTGTGTGAATATCGGGGGCATTTTGATTGTTTGTATTGCTAGCCACGTTCGAGTACGCTCACGTCGATTATAAATAAAGTAAGGTCACGCCAAGATTGAATTTCACTTCCTGGATATGACGTATTGTTGGCATACATGTTTGGTAGTGGGGTGCTGAATTGACCAAGAATATTAAGACCACAACGAATTGGAATGCCAAATATTTTGTTGGTAGCACCCCAAGCCAAATCAAACATGTAGCAGTTTAATGGTTCGTTAAAGTACAGTGCTGACATTTTAACTGTAACACCACTGAACTCGAATGATATATCTTTGGTTACTGAGAATGGTATTGTTTTGACATAGCCTGGAGGTAGTAGGTCAGCAATATCATTCAATGCCTGAGTATCTTCTCTTATTGTCATATCAACTTACCTTTGACGGAAGACAGAGGGGCATTAAGTTTGGATAACTTAGACTTCAATGTTGCTAACTGTTTTGTAGGAGAATCACCCAAGCTACCAAGGCCAGGAATTGGAACTCCTCCAAGAACACCGACACCAAGACTTTGAGCCATCTTTGCAAACTCAGAGTAATCATAGGCAGACGTCATTGCAGTTCGAGCAGCATCAGCCAAAGCATCCTGACCAATGACTTGTAACTCTTCAAAAGTTATTTCAACTGCCAACATAGCAGAAGTCATTTTATCGTGTCTGGTTGTTATTTTAGTAACAACACAGTTTAGATAAGGGCCAAGTATTGTTGATATGTAAAGCTTAGTACCTTTGACTCTGAAATTATTAAACAGGTTGTACGTTGACTGTATCCTGTCGTCAGTTTCAAAGGCAGACGCAACCCCACCAACAATACCACCTACAATTGGGAGTATTGGGTTTTGGAAGATTGCACCAGTAACCACAGAAAGACCTTGGAAAGAAGCTGACCACAAAGCTGAGTTCTGCATGTTTACAGCAGCGGCTTCAAGCTTCAGGATTCGGTTCTGTACAATTATTCCGTCTGACACAAGGAAGCCAGAACTAACTGGCTTCTTGGTTACTATCGTCTCAGCGTCATGGTTCTCCGACATTACTGCGTCGAATTTAAATGAACTGAACGATTCAGGAACTGAACTTGTACCATCGATAATGGGCTCCAAGCTTTGAGCTATAGAACCGAAAGTATTCGTTGGGGCTTCTTTAACTTGTACAGCAGGCCCATTAGACCACATTACAATGGCTGGATGGTGCCCATAATGGAATTTACTTTTTACCTTATCCAAGGCATCGCCAAATCCCAAATCGGTATCTATCATTGACATTAGAAGTTTTCCATAGCCATTCCTGAACGTTTGTACATATCCTGCCAAGCCAACTCATTTGAACCCATGGCATTGTTACCACCAATGACGGCGCTAATAGAGGATTCAAAATCATTAGTCCTGTTAGAACCGTGGTGCACAACTTCCATAATGACGTATTTATCTTCCACTGCATATCTAAATGCTGACTGGTCTGTATTCAAAAGAATATTACCTTGGGCTGTTGTAACACCATTAGCCAAAAGTTCAGTGCCAAGTAATGGAGACACGTCCAGAATCATTCCAGGCTGTGCGTTTGAATTTAAAAATGTATTAACACTGAATGTACAAATACCGGCAATCGGATTGCCTAATACAGAGTTAGCATCCAATCTGATTGGCTCTCTGTCTTTTGCCATTCTGTCAACTGCATCTTGGTTCCCATATGTCTCAGGGAATATCTGAATCTCACCAGTTGTCAGAGAGAAATTAAGATTGTACTCACCAAGGAAGTTCTTGAATTCACTTAAGAAGGTGTCATGGAATGTACGACCTAACGGTAGTACTTGCTTCAAGAATTGGTCTTCAATACCAAAAGTAGAAACAGTTGTGAATCCGTAATCATTCACCATTGAACGAATACCATCACCCAAAGTAATTCCAGGAGGCAGAGACTTCATTTGTTTGAATGTAGTTGCCACACCGTATGCTTTGGATATGCAGTATAAATTGGTCACATGTTCAGGAGGACTTTTAAATCCCACTGCGTTCGTAATCACACCAGAGAACAAAGTCTGTGGAGTGTCTGGCCCTTGAGTAATATCAATAACATTACTACTATCTGAATTTGTAAATGTTCTGTTTTGGAAAGTACCAACAGCCATTTCATCCATATAGCCAGCTTGTATATCAATATACATATCACCATATTCTTTGCTTTGAAGGAACTTAACTTCTTCAAGACTTAGATTATATAGTGTGATGTTCGCTGTATCAGCAGGCCAGCCAATAGTTGAGCGAACAACGAAGTCGATTTGGTGACTCTTGAATACTTGCTTTCGACTAGGGTCGTCTTTTGAAGTAACAACCACGTTGATGTATCTCAACCACATAATGGCACCTTATTAAATAAATTGCATATTCAACTAATATAAAAGAGGCACCGGAGTTTAGTCCGGCACCTTCTATTAACGACGCTGTTGTGCGCCTTGATTCATGTTCATCTGTTGTGTAACAGTCTGACCATTACTAGCAGAAACATTGGCAGTAGCCGACTGATTATTAATCTTGGCTTCAATGTTTACGTTAATGTTGGTCGGTGTTTGACTTCCACCAGTTGCAGCAGGAGAACCAACAAACTTACCAGCACCCTGAGAAGACAGTTTGTGTAAATCTGAAACACGCTTCTGAGCTTGTGCAGGCATATGTTTAAGCCAATCATCACCGTACTGCTTAACAGCAGCATCAACAGTTCCCGGCCCATCAGTATACGCAGCAGCACCTTTATCCAAATCACCACCATAACGATTAATCATGGCTACTTGATAATCACGGCCAACACGACGAAGTTCTTCTGGCGAATCATCAGAAGCAGGACGGACACCAAATCCTGGGTCACGAGCAGTTCCAGATAGAACTTGCATTGAACCACGAGCGGAGGAAGTTTTGCTTGCAGCATTCATATCGCCGCCAGACTCAAGCTTCTCAACGTGTCCAAGGAAACCATCAATAGTAGTTCTTGATGACTCCATTCCATCGAAGGCTTGTGACATACCCACACCGAAACCGCTAGCAGCTTCTGCCCCTTCTGTCAATCCAATTCGACTAACAAAATAATCAGGGCTAGACTGCGCTCTATCGGTGTTAGCGCCACGCCACAGATATTGAGACTCTGATACATCTTCGGAGTTCCGTGCGTCCACGTTGGCGCGCGCGCGCGATACTGAGCTATCCATAGCATGTGTTGTTCTAGCGAAACCGGACAACCCAGCCATTTCAGCGGCCCCAGCTATGCGGGCATCAGACCAGCCACGAGCCTTAGCCCTTTCCCTGAATGTCTCCGCTAGCTTGGTTGGGTCGCCCTCAGCGGCGCGTATATCACCAACCGATAGTAACCCACGTGTGCCTGTTGCGATGCGTATAACGCCGCTGGCGTCGCCATTTTGCAGCCTGTTATAGTCACTATGTACTGTTCGATTTACTTGGTCTGCTTGAGACTGGTTAAGCCCCATCATTTCAAGACCTTGACTCATTGAGTCATAGCCCTGCGCCGAATCCATACCAGCATCATTAGCAACGCCGATATAATCAGAGATAGTTGATATTGCTTCACCAGCCACACCAGCAGCGCCTAAACCTAACGCAATAGTTTGACCAATTGGCCCACCTTGTTGCAACGCCCTGTTGAAACCGCCACGAGTTGATGCAAGAGAACCTCCAGCAATACCGCCAGCGATACTGCTCCAAGGACTCTGACCATTGAACATGTTGAATGGAGGAGTTTTACCACCACCACCCCCACCGCCGGACTCTTCATCTTCTGCAAGCTGCCTACGAAGTGATGCTCCGTTCCAACCTCTTGGTGAGCCTAAGTCGTCAAAGTCTGCGTCTGGTTGTTGTTGACCAAATCCAGCAGAACCTTTGTTCTTATTCTCTTCCTGAGCAGCAAGAATACCTTCCTTAACTGCAACAGCCATTGGGTTTGGACGGCCTGAATCATCGCTTACACCGCCTACTGAATTCCCTCCAGAGGGAGGTGAACCAGCACCGCCACCAGAAGAAGCAGCACCGTAATAATCATTAAACTCACTTGCGTCACCTTTGGCAGCTTTTTGCGCACCAAGTCTGAATCTGCGAGTTAATAAATTACGTTCTTCTTCTGACTCAGCAGAAGCCATTGAGTCGTCATAAGTCTTTTGGTTTCCTGTGACGTAATCACGAACAGCAGCGCGACGACCTGCTACTGAATCCAACTGGTCTTTGTTGCGGTTGTACCATTCAGGGTCTGCGTCAATCCATTCAGACTTTGTTTGACTACCAACAGTTTGTGAGAACAGAGTTTTTGAACGGCCAGACAGGTGCATACCAAGCTGAATTTGGTCCATATAATCCACATGTTCGCCAGCCGATAAGTCAGCAAAGCGTTTAGTAACATTGGGATTCTTATGTTCCCACAATGCATCATCACCAATTAAACCATCTGGCGAATACATCATGTTGGGATAGTTAGAATTGGTTATAGCACCAACTTCATCTATCTTGATTCCAAATTCATTTTCAACTCTTGGCCTTGCCGCAGCTTCACTTGCATGGCCACGTGCAAACATTTGCTGAGCGAATGGTGAGTTAGCATCACGAGAAGATGGATACAAACCTTCCATTTCTGCAATCTTCTTTTGCATGGTTGTATAAGAACCATTGCCAAGAAGGGTGCCAACTTGAGAACCAGTTATGTCGTAGTTCTCACGCATTGATAGCCATTCTTCAGAACCTTGTTTCAAGTTCCGATGATAAGTAACAGGGTCTTTATCCAAGTCCCCATTAAACTCTTGTTGCTCTGCTTGCTTCTGTCTTTGTTGACGGCTTGTTGGCGCACCAAATTCAGCTTGGAATCCAGTTCCAGGAAGCATTGTAAATGCCGTACTAGACGAACCTACATCTGCTTGTCTTGAACGAGCTGCCGAAGCTGGGTCAAACGTCTGTTGTTCGACCGATTCCATTCTGTCATAATCATTTTCCAAGATTTGACGAATGGTTGATGCGTTGTAAGATGGTTCATCCAAGTTAGCAAAACCAGAACGAACATCTTCCAAATCTGCATAACGTGAAGCAGAATCCATAATCATATCGCGTTCAGAAGTCTGTTCACGATAAGGATTCATACCAACATCGCCCTTATAAGTTTGGGCCAAACCTAACACAGCACTTTGAATTCTTTTATATGCGGCGGAACTAGCCTCACCACGCATTTCAGGACGTCCAGTTAAGGAAGCCATTAAAGAATAATTACCACGAGAACCAACAGCAGAACCTACTGAACCCAAAGGAAGTCCAGCTTGGTTTAGAGCTTGTTTTGGATGTGCTACGTGTTTTGCAATACTTGGGTCGCCTATTTGTGGTAGCGTATCCATGTAGGATGCTTTACCACCAGTTGCAGTTACGAAAGCAACTTCTGCAAACCCTGAACCCATCTGTTGTTCCAGCATTCTGGATACACCAGCCAAGTCTCTTGAATATTCGTGCTCAGCACTATAGGCCCCACGCTCCAAATACATGGAAGCAAGACCTTCATAAACTTGAGACACATCACCATGAGGAGTTGAATACTCACTCATAATGTCACCAGCATAATGGCCTTTCATTTCAGGCATTATATCTTGGTGGCCTAGTAGCGTATCACGCATATAGGACTTCATATAATTAAATGGTTGCGTTTGTTCGTCTGGATTGTGTTTAGGTAAATGCATCCAAACATCTTGAGGTGTTGCCCCAAGTTGGTGTAGATACGTTTCAATAACACTTAAATGTTTAGAAGCACCATTACCCATAGCTTCATGGAAGGTATTACCAAATCCAGCATTAGCAATCATTTGTGCTGCGTGTGCAGCATCAGAAAGCATTTGAGACGTGCCAGAAAATCCTGGCATATCATCGTGACCTTCTGGACTTTCAGACATTAACTCTTGGTTTTGCTCCATCCAACCACTAGCAGCAGCTTGTGAAAGCTGTGAAACCATCGCCGACTTCTTCATTCCAGATGGGAAAGTGAGGCCAGAGCGCAAACCCAACTCTCGGAGTACGTCAACTTCCATACCCATTAACTGTTTTAAATTAGCCATTAGTTTCTTCTTCTGGTGGTTTTAGTTTCTGTTTTAAATCGAGAATGTCATGAAACAAAAGTAAATCAACTAAAGAATAAGTACCATCCTGCAACTCCCTAAGAGTGCAGAGTGAACTGTCCTCAATCAATGGTCGATGCAGGAAGTAATTTATGTCCGGGAATTCTCGGGAGAGGTCGTCGCTGCTTGTGATTTCAGCTCTTCCGCTTTCAATCGAGCCTCCTCCGCCGATTTGAACTGTTCGTTCATTTCGAGCCCTTGCATGAAAAAACTTTTGAAGTTTGATTCAAGGACAAATGCAAATACTTTACAGACCAACATCAGGTCGCCATTAAACTCAAGGTCAAACAAAGCAGGAATAATTTCTTTCCCATCTTTGTTGGAATAGCCAACCACACGCTTGATTAGTTCGACGGTTGATTTGCTATCTGCTTGAGCCATTAAGCTTATGATATCGGCAAAATTGTAGCGCCCTTCAATAAGGGGGAACGCACGGTTCCCCAACTTATTAATAAGCTCTACCTGTAATTCCAACGCCTTAGTTGCAGACAGTTGGCGTGTGGTGAACAGAATAGGTTCACCTTGTGAGTTTTTAATCTCACTAGTGCACAGTTCACAGGCCATAGCTTTCTCTTATTAAATACCGGCTTCTGGGTAGCTGCCAGTCTTAATGGTAAGACGCTCAACAAACACAGCCCACATGTTAGACGTGAAACCTACACCACGAATAACGTTTGGCTGTTTGAGAATAACGCCGTTAACACCATTGACAAGCATGTCACCCATTTTATCCACAACCTGAATCTGCATAGGTTCCCAAAGGGATTTATTACCTGACAAACCAGTTGCTTGAGTTGTTTGTGCACGAAGATATAGAATCTCGTTCCAATCAGCTGTTTGCAGAAGTGGGAATGTAATTACACCAGTAAGGTCGGCTGTAGTTGCCACAGCCAACTTACCGTAAGCATCCACCAAAGGCAGATGCTGCGCTACGTTACGACCTGCTGAGATAATCGATTGTCCGGCTGTGAAACCTTCAACACGACTACCATCAATTAACAGGTCAACATCCATAAAGGAATATTGTTTCACTTGGGCATTTCCTTATTGAATGAAGTTGCCGGAGATTGTTGCGCCCTGCAATGCGCCAGAACCAATCGCAATGAAGGAAGTACCTTCCCACACACGAGCACCTTTCTGAGATTGCAGAAGAACCAAATCGGTTGAGAAGACTTTGTAGCCGTCAGGATAGAACACACCTTCGTTATCATAGCCTGGAGCAATCAAACCATTGGTTCGAGCAAGCTCAAGTGCATTGGTAACTTGTTGGTTAACCATTGCAACACCGGTATCAGTCCAAGGAATCTTGGTGGTTGACTGAGCAAACAGGTTGAATACGTTCAGTTGGATTTTCTGAGTCAACCAAGAAACACCCTGCACAGTATCGAACCAAGTACCATCAGCCATTTTACCATCCATGAACAGGATTGAACTGCCCACGTTGATAAATGCGTTACCATTGTAAGAACGCAAAGCAGCTAGTTGACCAGAAGACAAATCAGCAGCTGTAATTCCCGGCCCTTTCTTGAACGCAAGAATAAGAACAGAGTTCGCAACGTTGAAGTTTACGGTAGCCGCACGAGCTAAGATTGAAATCTCAGGATACTCGTCGCCATTTACTGACGCGTCAAATACACAAATGGTATTCATCAACTGAGCTTGCTGAGCTTGCTTGAAGCTGTTAGCAGTTCCGGCGATAAGAATGTTGGGGTCTGAGTCAGCCCAACCAAACACTTTATCAGAAGCCTGACACCAACGCGCAGCATCCATTTGCTGTGTGTTTTTGCGAAGTGAGCGCTCAACTGCAACGTAGTAGAAGAACTTACCTGTGTTTACCACATTAGCCAAGTCAATGTTAATTGATTTAGCATCAGCACCAGCAGTTACAACAGGATTGTTGGCAGAATCCAGCATCAATACAGCAGCAGCAGTACCTGTACATGCGGTAATAGAAGCTTTTGCGCCAGTCAAATCAGTTGTGATGGCAAACTTACCTGCCGTCTGTCCAATAATTACTTTGGTGTCAACTGGATTTGTGGTAGTTTGTCCAGCAAATGCAGTTTGGAGAGTTGTAACAACATCATCCAAGTTTGCAGCGTCAGAGAAATCTAATGCCGTGAGGGACACTGAAACGCCGTTGATTGACGTAGCCAAAGTCCCTGCTGTGATTGCTTTAACATCTGCCAAGACAGCAGCTTTGGAACCTGCAACACTTGCAGCAGAGGCTGGAGTTGTGCTGGTTTGGGTGATTGCACCAACCAACATTGTCTTAGGCGTCGGCTTTTGACCATACCAAGACAAACCAGCTTTGGAGATTTCGCCAGTAGGGAAATCATTTTGCAATTCTTTCAAACTTGAATACTGACGAACAGGAAGCTCACCAGCAACAGGTTTGAATTCTTTGCTCATAAATAAGAGCGGGCCGAATCCATCCGTTGCCACAGCGTTTGGCGCAACCGCAATGGAAACATTGATGATATCGGAAATAGGAATAGACATTTAGTTTCCCTTAAATCTCGACGACGCTATTGCCGTCATAGAACTTGCCACCAACAACAGCGTTGGACATTGTACCGAATGGAGATTTGGTAACTCGTTTGACATTGAATTGAATCTTAATGCCCGCACGTGATTCCCAGTTAGTCTCCATCTGTATAGTTGCAAGACTCAGCGGTTGTTTGCCCATTACAGCAAAACCATTTGCCTTCATAAAGGCTATTACATCGGGTCTTACGAAAGCGTTATCAAAATTGATATACTCTTCACCCTCACGACTAAACAACACGTAAAATGTAAGTACACGAATACCAACAGAAGAGAAGTAATCAATCCCATTCTCTGTTGTGTATTTTGTTTCGTCTGCACCACAAGGGTTCATAGACTCTGTACACTTTACTGCTGCATACTCACCAGTGGGGCGTGGAGCATTTTGCAACATTTCATAAGTGAATTGGGGAATGCCGACAGCCATGTCAACCATTTCCTTCATCTTTTGTATTTCTACTTTGCGAACATCGGCCATTTATTTCTCCAATATATTGGCTGCAATGACTCTATAGAATCCTGCATCAGAAATATCAGAGACTTCCATAACTTTGAGCCTGCGTTTGGTCTTTCCTAGTGTAAGGATTGACTTCATAGGCATTTCAGTTCTGGAGTGAATTTGCTGGAACTCAGGCTGACGTTCACCAACATCTGTTGGCTTAAGTTGTTGTCCAGAAACACCTGAATCTCGGTCGCCATATGGCAATGCAGTACAACTAATTGGAACAGGTGGAAGCCAAGTGTCCTCCACCCAGTCATTCAATTCGTCATAATGACCTTCGACATAAACTTCAAGAGTGTGTTTCGCCGTTGTAAAACGGTTAAACGCTTGCCTTTGATTTATCATGCGACTCGCGGCCCAGAGAAGAACATACGACGATACATCACATAGTCTTGACCATATGCTGTACCATATAAACCAGCTTCTTGGTAAGGGACTTTATCCCAAATCCTGTCAGCAAACTCAACCTGAACATCATCAACATCAGTTCGAACAACAGGGCCAGCAGACAATGCTGCATCACCCTCTGATAATTGACCAACGATTGTGTAGCGGTGTGCAATCAAAGCAGCTTGAGCTGGGTCATACACGCCGTAAGGTTCTGTTCCCCAACGACCATCATCTAACCCCATGATTCGTACAGAGTCGGCTTGATACATAGCAAACTGTTCCGGCGTCATGTTAATCATTGCCGGATAGCGCAATACTAAATCTTGGAGTGTTAACATGTTAGGCCAGTTGTTCGTAGAGTTCGTTGAGTTGTTCTGGTGTCATGTCTTTAGTGGCGATACCTTTAGAGTTAAGCAGCTTGGCTTTAACTTCATCAGTAACCGCAACTCGTTCCACGATAACCAGAGCGCCGGATTTAATCATCTCTTTTACAAGATTGACTTTACGACGTTCGCCAGTGGCGTAATACTCTTTGGAGTATACGTCTTTCTTTTCCATGAGGATTGGAGTTTCAGCTTCAATCTTCTGGATTACCAGCTCTTGTTTTTCAACAGTGGTTAATGGTTTGCAAATCTGGTTGAAGATTTCATCATTCAACTCGACAGTTGCACCAGCAGGAATGTGAACGAAATCCACAGCCTTCTTTGATTCGTTGTGATAGAAGAACTGTAAATGACGTTTTTCTGTGTTCTTGAGTTGCATCTTTTTCTCTTTGTTAAATGAAGGCGAGGATTACTCCCCGCCAAGTTCCATTAAATACCAGAGTTAATGGAGATTGCCGCTGGGTACATTGCTTGGAAACCAGCAAAGCGACCACGACCTGGAATTTCATAAATCAGGCCATGCAACTGCACTGGCTGCCAAGTCAAAGGCAGTGGCTCACGCAGACGGAATGTTTTCAGGCCATTTGCAACACGGCAAATTACTGCGAACATTTCTGAACCAGATTCACCCATACCTTTAACAGCATTCAGACCTTTAATCTGTTTGCGGTCGGTGATGAATTGGTTGTTCTGGAGGAACCAGTTACCAATTGACATGTCAGACTGGTCGGAACGTGGAGTGTTGAACAAGAACTGTTCTTTCTCAACAGACAACCAGATTTCACTTGGGCGAAGAATCTTCTTGGTAGAAGAGTACATTGCAGACACAGCGGTAGTCAGGTCAGCAATAACTTCTGATGGAAGTTTCTTGTCCCACTCAGTTGGAGTACCAGCGCCAGTACCAGCAGCAACTGTTGCTTTGGTGATGCCCGGATGTTCGAAGAAGCCGATGAAACCATTTGCTTCGTCGCCATACCATGCAGCAGAGTTGATATACTGCTCGTAACCACGAGTAGCCGCCATTGCTTTACGAGCTTCCAGCGCAATACCAGTGGTATTAGATGCTGCAATTTCGTCAATGTCGTAGTCGTAAGAAACACCAACGGACTTAACCGGAATGGAGTATTCTTTACCAGATACGTTTGGCTTAGGCAGGTTGGTTGCACGGGCGTTGATAACTTCCGCTGAACCAACATGGTTGTAAGAACGATAGGTCAGGGTCTGAATGCCCGGCCCACCAGAAGTATCAACACCGAAAGCTTCACGAGCTTCCAGCTCTGGATACAGCGTGTCGTAGCTTTGAGCTTCAATGAACTCAAGCTGACGTTGCATGAACAATGCATCATCATCCGACAGACGGGTTGAGGTAACAGCGGCTTGCAGTGCAACATACTGGTCAGCCAGTTCAACTTCTTGCATTACGCCGTTTTCGTCGGCAAGTTTAATAATCTTTGGCATTATCGTATTCCGTTATGCTACTGTCAGAACTGATTCGACAGAAGTGATTTTGTTTGATGCGGCATCGGTGACAACGACACGATATGAGCCAGCAGAGTTTGCTTCTACAGCGTGATTAATCAGGCTTGCAGTACTTGCAGATGGATTTACAGTGGCGTCGATAACCACCCAATCTGCTCCACCAGTCGTGGCTTTGAATTGCCAAGCATAGGTGTAAGGTGTTTCCCCATCTTGAACTTCGACAGTCCAAGTTGCGTCAGCACCAACTGCCACCGATTTGGTTGGTGGCAAGTTAGTTTTGAAAGCTAAAGGCGCTGTCGGCGGGGTTACTGCTTTGGGCCTGCGAGGTTAATCAATACAGGGATAACATCGCCAGCAGCGGCAGGGTACTTCAGGGCAACAACGTTAGTTGCTTTAACATAAGCACCAGCAACGCCACCAAACAGGCCAGTAGGAGCAACACCAACATTTTCGTCAGTGATTGCAGTAGCCAACTTAACCATGATTGCGCCTTCCAGCATAACACCGATTGGATAACCAACTGGAATGCCGATAGTGCCATCGCCCGGACGAGTTTTAGATTCCAGTTTGTTCTCACGCATGGTAACACCAAGTACGTGACCAGCATCAGAACCAGATTTGATGGTGTTTGATTTAGCACCTTTCTGCACAGCCAGACCATACTGGTCTTGAGCGACTTCCAAGTTGAAAGTCAAACGCTGTGAGTTGGTGGTTGCCATACCATATTGTTCACCAGCATAAGCATTGCCAGTGTTGATGTTCCACTCTTGAAGAGGCATGTCCGAATTCCTTAATCTTTGTAACGGGCAGCACGACGAGCTTTAGCTTGTTCAGATGCTGACAATGGTTTAGGCTTAGAGGCTTTCTCAGAGTCGTGCAGGATTGATGCATTAAGAGCGTCAGACAAAGTAACTTCGCCAACATCTTCTAATGCACTATCGAACAAGGCCTGAATATAATCATCACTCTTGCCGGATACGTCTTTGCCAGAATAAATACTAGCAACTTCACGACGAATTTCTGATTCGGATTTACCAACACCATCGATAGCTGAATACTCGTCGCCAAGTTTTGCAACTTCGATAAGCAGTTCAGTACGTGCTTTAACACGTTCTTCAACAACCGCAGTGACTTCTTCATCAGACAACTTGGAAGCAATGGCGTCTGCCAACTTAGTTTCCAGAGTTTCGACTTTAACCAACAGCGCGTCTTTTTCAGCTTCAAGAGTATCATAAAGCTTTTGGTCAACGATGTTGATTTCTTCACCGCTATCACCGATGCGAGTTGTTTGAGCGCGACCGCGCTGCACAATTGCAAGATGGTTAACAGAAGTGATTTTGGTTTTAATTGCTGATACGACACCGTTAGTTTCAACACGCTTCAAGATAGCGTTGTGGCCCCAAGAGGTTTGGTCTACACCAGAATCAACTAAATTAATAGCCGACTCGTCGTTCAGAACAACGTGCCCCGCCAGATGCGAACCGTCTGCCATTGGAACTCCTTCAAGGAAACCTTTTTGAAGTTCTTTGTTATTGGCAAGACTTACGTCTTCTTTGGGGTGGCCGATTGTAACAGCCATTGAACGGCACATTTCAATTGTTGCTTCATCGAACAGAACTTCTGGAGGAGTCGTAACTCGCACCACTTGGTCTGGAGGAAGGTCAGCAAAGTCTGTACCAAGTTCTTTGGCTTTATACAGCATGTCACCAGTACGAGCAATCGTAACTGGCGCAATCATTTCACCTGAATCACGAAGAATTCGGGCTGATGAAATAGTCTGTCGGTCAGCAAATAACACAACTTCGCCTTCGACAGATTCTTCATCATTTAGTGTTACTGGAACCAGTTTTTGCATCACTGTTACCTGTCTGTGGTGGTTTAGCTGGAGGTGCGTCAATCTGAACTTGCCCAAATACTTTAGAGTGCTTGACAATCTCATTAGCATTCTTGGTTGTAAGTGTTCCGTTCTGAACTAGCAAATCCAGCGCTGTTGCTAAATCATTAGCTCGTTTCGCTTTCTCAGCATTCGACTCTGGGAATATGTCGCACCACTCATAGGTGTAAGGGGCAATTCCAAAGTGAGCCTGAGCAATTTTATCCATAACCTCTAAACGAGGGTCGAATATAGCAACTTGTAAACCCATCAATAAATCAATGTAGTTAACAAGGTCAGACTGTCCAGTGGCATTCATACCATCTGGAGAAGCTGAAAGGAAACGTGTTGCTGGGATACCAACTGCTGCCGCAACAATCTTAAGGTATTCCCAGATTAAATCTTTTACGCCTGACAAGGCAATCGACTTGGTATCGTATGTTTCCGATTGGTCAAGTATAAGAACGTTATAAAGGCTCTTAGCTTGTTTCATCAATCGGAAGCGCTTCATGACTGTTTGTTCACCCTGTGGGTTGGTCAGCAATGATTGCAAACCTGCCACAGTTACTACGTCAACTGTTGCTTCCTGAGCTAGTTGTGCAGCCGCGGCCGCAGTAGTGTAGAACTGGTCAATTGTGGAAAGCAGTGGTATTAACACTGAATCGGAATACCACATGTTTCGTTGAAATTCGAACAACGGCAGTTCGGTTCCTTCGAAACGCAAGAAGCGGGAATGATGAATCGTCCCAGGATTTCCAGACAGAGTATAAAACTCTGGCAAACCGTAGTGGGGCGAAAGTGCATCAAGCACAATAGTACCTGCCGCATACATTCGTGACCGGTCAATAATCTTCAGGGATTTAATACATCCCTTCTTCAGCTTATCGAGATTCAATGGAGTGTGAAGTGGGCCTGTGTTTTTCAAGTCCAACAATACAAATGATGTTCCATATAGTCTCGCCCATTGATAGGCTTCACGGAAGATTTTACGGAATCGTAATTCCTTATCGGCCTTTCGGCCTTCTTCACTATCAATATGCCGCCAGTTACGTGTCATATCTTGAGGAACAACTTGACAGACTTTCTGAGAAACCCAATCCTCACGGAATCGGTTCATCAGTTGTCGGTAGTCAGCGTTCTTGTTGGCAAAATGCCAGCGGTTATAAACAGACTTATCTGCATCACCGCCCATCCCACTGATTACGTTTTCAAGTCCATCAGCCAGCTTAGTTTTGCGCAAATTTACGTGCGCGTCTGCCTGTCGCTTAGCCATTATTGTTTCCTCTTAAGTACAGCTCCATTTTCTTTTACAATCTGGACGTCATGTCGAGTTGTGATTTCAAACTGGCTGCTTGGTGTTAGAGCTTTAACTACAGCGAGGATGTTCCCATCAGCATCACAAACATGAAAGCTGTGGTTATTCTCGCTTCTCGAATCAATACGAGTAACTACACTCATGTTAAACCCACTGGTCATAGTTGGCGCTGACGCCAGAATATTCAATTGCACATAAATCAGATACGTTATCACAAACATCATCATGACCAGTACCACTACCCATCGAGGTCATTCCAAGAAGCTCACGCTTACAGTGGTCTAAGTGCTCGTGGCCGGATGGGAAGAAGATTCTACCCTGCGCCCAATATGGAAGTGTGTTCATGAATCGGCCAACCTTATCACTGGCTGTTCTATCGCGTGGTACAGGTTGAATCCTGATATTACCATCACGAGCAAACTGCTGGTTTAAGAATTGTCCAGATGCTTTATCTTCCATGAATAGAGCTGTTGGCAATAAACAAGGATTACGCATATCAATTACGTTGCACTCTTCCCAGAATTCAATTACTGCTTTCTTCAACTCTGGAGTTTCAAACTTTCCGACAAGAATTCTGTAGGCATAGGCGTTACGAGTTCCGCGCTGAATTACCCACTGTATTAATACCGAATAGTCTGAATAGTCTTTCACTGTAGATGCTGTATCCGCAGTGATGAAGGAATGGCTTATGGTAGATACGTCAAAGTTTGCTTTGTCGTATTCCTTCCACCAATCTTCTTGAACCAAACCATGCCCCATTGCAGATGGGTCGCCAGCATACTGTGAGTTGTATGTATATGGGTTTGCTTCACGCATTAAACGTAATGATGCCAAACTCTTACGAGAAGGCCATAAAGCTGATTCTTCTTCTCCACGACCTAAGTCATACAGAATTGGAATGGCATGAGTGTATGCCTGACGTTTCAGTAGTTTGTCATACCACTCGGCAGAGCCTGTATCTTTCTCAATTATTCCTGGAATATTGAGGTAGTGATACTTATCAGAAGAGCCGCCTCGAAGTAGGTACCCAACCAAATCATTATCATGAACACGCTGCATGATAATAACCATAGGAGTTCTTGGGCATTCAACAAACTTGCCATCAACAGTTATGCCACCGTCATTAGCCAATCGCGACATGAAGGTGTTGTCAAAACGGTCATTTATTTCTGCACGTACAGTATCAGAATAGGCATCTTTTGGTTTAATAACGTCATCAACTACAAACAAACCAGAATACTTATCTGAAAGAAGTCCAGCACCTTTACCAGTCAATTTACCACCAGTAGGTACTGCGTGCATCACACCTTGCTTGGTTGTACCCCAACGCTCCAATGAACGTTTGTTCGGGTCTATTCTCACATTAGGGAATATACGTTGGAACAACGGGTCAAGCATTACTGTACGAATATAGCCGGAAGATTCCTGCACGATATCGTCAGCATAAGAAGTTATAATATTATGCGAGCTGGCGTTATGGACAAACGAATACAATGGCAGTGATATGCTCATTGTCTGTGTCTTAGAATGTCGAGGTGGGATGGTTATGATAACCCTATCCATCTTACCGTCAACAATGTCTTGTCCAGCTTTGAATATAACTCTGTGGAAGTCCTGCTCTTGGAAAGCAAAACCCATTTGAAGATAGAAAGCCCAGTTAGAAAACTCCCGATAAGAGGAAAGCAGAATCTCTCTAACTTCATCAGCAACCTTTTTAGGTATTGCTGTTACATCAACTTCCAATGGCGAGTAAAGGATTTGCTTTACAAGGTCTTCTGACGCTGTGTTTGTGGAGTTATCTGCTTCAACTTCTCCAGCAATGCGGTCGGTCTTACCTTCTTTAATCATCTTCTCTATTTCACTAGAGTAAGATGTTGAATCCTTTGAGTCTGCTGCTGCGAATCTCTCACATTGCGCAACTAGTATTGAGTTGAGCACGGCATTGTCAGACAGTCCCTGACCTTCAATTTCGCTACGTATTTGCTCTTCGTAGTCTGCTATAATATCCGGATGTTTGGATATATAAGTTCGCAGCAAAGGTAATGTGTGAAGACAAAACCTGTCACGAGAAACCTTCAGCATGTTCCCGTAATTTTTAACTAGGGAATAGACGACACTGTCGTTATACTCGTCTCCTAAATCTTCTGACTTGGACATGTGGCTTCCCGATGCTCTACTTTAATAATTTTACCCAACTCAGGATTAACCTTTAAATTGAGTCTGTTTGGAACCATGAACGAGTCGCATATTGGACAGCATTCTAAAACAAAATCATCAACTGCGATTGAGTGACCACAGTGATTACAATCAATTGTACGCATAAGCATACTCCGATTTAAAAGATAAGGAGGCCAGAAGCCTCCAAATCAATCGGCATTAAGATTTTATATCATCCCACTCATGATTCTCAAAGTGAGTATGGATGTAGGTAGGATTAGTCCCACCAATACGAACCAAAATCTTGAATGGTAGAATAAGCGGCTTTACCGCTGATTTTAAATCTTTAACTCCGCGTTCGATACGTTCTTTGTTCTTATAAACGTTTGCACAAGCAGGTAAGATAAATACAAACACATCTGCCTTAGTCTCATTACGAGCATCCAACACACGAGATAAGTAAGTACCACCACCAGTGGAAGTCACAGAAC